TTTTAGAACTGCAAAAGAGAAGAGAATCCGGAAGAAGCGTCTATGATTCCCTATTAAAAGCTGGTTATCCCGAAGAAACTGCAAGAATTTGGCAAAATCAGATGGAAAATGCTCCTGTTGGAGGACAATCTGATGTCATTAAGAATGTTAATGATCTCATCAGAAGATCTAAGTCAGGTAAGGGAATTGGTGGACAAGTAGAAACTAAGGCTGAAGTAAAGCCTAATATTGATATTCCAGGCACTAATATTGGCCCACTAGAATTAGATTTTCCAGAACTTCCTGAGCCAATTGGTATGACTCCATCTGATATCGTTAAACAGAATGAATATCGTGAAAAAACAAATACTCCTCTCTATAACGAAACAGTCGATCGCTTAAATGCTTTAGATGATGAATACCGAGAAGTTAAACATCTTCAAGAGTTAAACGAAATTCCTGGTGCACTTCCAACTGGAATTCAAAAGTGGAATGTGGATTGGGATACAGGTGATTTGCGAGTAAGAGCGCTAGCTACTCCAGAAGCTCAAGATTATGTAAAGACAATTGCTAGGATGGCTAGGCGAGCCAAAGACTTTTTCCCTGGTCGTGTCACTAATTTTGACTTAGATCAGTTCAAACAGGGATTTCCAACTCTTGCGAATAGTCCGGAAGGTAGAAAGTTAATTGCCGAACAATTAGCCCTTGGGAATAGAATTGCCTATCTAAAAGATGAAACATTTAAGGCTGCTATGGATCATTATGGTTCTGGAGCTGATCCTGTTTTAATCAAGAAACATGCAACTGAGAATTACCGCCGTCTCAAGTCTCAACTTGAAGATCAATTGAAACAGGTAAATTCTAAGGCTAGATCAATGGTTGATAGAGAATCACAAAAAGAAACGAGACCTTCTTTAGATGAGATTTTCGGATGAGTTATCAAGAGAAATATCAAAAAGCTAGAGAGGCTGGATATTCTGATGAAGAAATCATGGAATATCTTTCCAAAAAAGATCCTTCTTTTGAGCAGAAGATGGAGAAAGCACAAGAGATAGGATATACCCCTCAAGAAGTTCTGTCTTATTTTAATACACCTAAACAAGAGGAAAAGCCTGAAGAAACAGGTTTTAAAGATTATGTCTCTGATTTTGGGAAACAAGCCGTTCAAGGGCTTGGAGTTGGTGCTATTGGCACTTACGGTGATATCCTTGATTTACTTGGCGTACAAGCCAAAGAAATCCTTCCTGGAGAGAAAGCCAAATACAGTCGCGAATTCGATATCTTGGAGAAGATGGAGCAAGGAAACAAGCCATCATTCGGAGAACTCATGGAGTTATCGGGTGACGACGATATAGTTCCAAGATATTCTCGATTACCTTCATCTCAAGAAGCAGAACAATTAGGTTCTGATTTGGGTCTTATTTCTGAACCAAAAACAGCGGCAGGTCGATACGGTCGTAGAATTGGTAAACTTGGTGGTGCAGGAGCTGCACTTGGAGGTGGTGGTATTGTAGCACCAATTGTAGCTGGAATAGCTGGTCAGACATTAGAAGAGCTTGGAGCTCCTCCTTGGGCGCAAGCAGCAGCAGAAATTATCGCTACATTGAAATATGCTCCTAAATCAAATGTTCCAGTCACTTCAAAAAGCAAAGAAGTTGAGAAAGTCGTTCAAGATTTGAGAAAAGCTGGATTTTCCGAGCAAGATATTACGTTAGCCAAAAACTCTCTTGAACAAAGAAATATCCTAAAAAAGATCTCTAAACCGACAGATAAATCTAAGAGAGCATTTCAACACGCTGAAGAGAATACAGCTAAGAATTTTGATAAGATTTTGGAGTCTTCATTTGAAGGTTTAACAACAGAAGGTCCCGATGTTTTCAAAAATATATCTGCTGATATTTTTCATAATCTTGATGAGATTGCTCAGAAAGTTCCTGTTTCTCAAACTTCAGAATTTGCACAAGATTTGAGTGAAATTGTTAAGTCTTTGGAGAAAACCTTAGCTGGAACTCCTCAAGAAAATCAAATTATTGAGTTCTTAAATAAGGCAATAGAAAGCAGTAGGCCAAAATTTAAAGGAGGAAAAGCCGCGGTTCTCGAACAACCATCTTCTTTACTTGATCAATTTGGAAATAGGATTATGGCTCCTGGAAAACCTGCAATTCCAGCTCAAAGAGCTCCCGATTTAACAGCTGACTATTATTTGAGATTTTACAAGGGATTGAATGCTATAGGACAATGGGACAATCCAAAACAGCGTGAATTTGTCTTTTCCAAGGTTAAAGATGCAGTCAAAAAGGTTTTGGTCAAACAGGGAAAAGAAGGAATAGAAGTAGCTAATGAGTTAGAAAGAGCTAATAAATCCTGGATGAAATATCTAAAAGCGGAAAATATTTCAGATCTCCTGAGAAAATATTCAACAGAAGACGGAATAAATTTTACAAGGTTATCAAAATCTCTTGAAAACCATAAGAATTACGATGTTTTAGTCGATGGACTCGGAGCAGAAAAAGCAAAAAATCTTAAATTGATTGCCGATACAGGAAAGAGCATCAAAAATCTGGATAAGCAAATCACAGGTGATCAAGCTAAACAAATTTTTGGCTCTTTAAAGTTATGGGAATTTGCTAAATCAGTAGCTACTTTAAACCTAAAATCATTAGGTCTTATCATTGGTAACGAATTAGCTGGTAAATTTGCCACCAAGCTTTTAACTGATGAAAAATACCAAAACATAGCTAGAAGAATGATGCAGGCTGCTTCAGATCAAAAATGGATGCAAATGAGCATACTATCTAGAAATCTTCAATCTATGCTTACCAAGGAAGGCAATCAAACTTCGCAAGAAGAATAGTCCCTATAAAACCTATTACAACAAATCCTAAAATAATCATTTTTCATCTCCTTAGGGATCTGTCCTTGGTTTTTTTGTTCGTTCATCAAGACCGCATAGTTTTCCATGAAAGTCTTTCATTTCTTTATCAATATCAGCTCGCCAACCATCGATTTTAGCTTCAAAAGCTTTCATGTCAGATCTAAGCCAAGAAATGAGGGCTATATTAGAACCAATAATGGCAACGGTTGTTCCAATAATGGTTACTACTAGTGTTACATCGCATTCCATATTTCACCTTCCCTTATTTTTTCTCGCACATTCCTTGAAGATACAATCTCTCTAATTCGGATTCAGCTATCCTCCATGGGGACTTTTTTCCTAATCCAGGTCTAGAAGCATAGATTTTACCCTCTCGGATTGATCTTCTAACCGTTCCTGGATGGATTTTCAAACGTTTAGCAAATTCTTCTACAGTAAGAAAATTCATACTTACCTCCTTTAGGTTCACATACGATTACATTGTTGCACATTGTGCGATATAAGTCAAAGCATTAAGCATCGACAAATATATATATTGACCAGCGTGAATTTTATACAGCAGTTTTTTGCTTAACCCCAACAGGAGTAAAAAACTATGTCTAAGATGTTTCAAGTTTATGGTGTTGGTCAGGCTCTTTTTCCTGTTCTTCCACCTCCTTTGCCTTTTCAGAATGCGCCAACTAGCAACCAAACAAACTATGAAATTGGTCAGCTAGTTTTTACACCTCCTCATTCTCCTACAGCTTTTTATCTTTATGGTGGCGGAGGAAACTGGATTCAAATTGCTGATTCTGACGGACCAGTTGAATCAGTTTTAGGAACGACTAATCAGATTACCGTAACGACTTCTTCTGGAGTAGCGACCGTCTCCTTACCTTCGGCTATCGTTGCCCCAGGATCGTTGACTACAACTACCACTTTAGCAGCCACAACCACTATTACTGCTGGTACAGGATTAACAGTGACGACAGGAAATGCTGTGGTTTCGACAGGTAATATTACAGCAACATTAGGAAACATAGCTGCTACCGCTGGATCAGTATCCGCTGGAACTACTGTGTCAGCAGGAACTACAGTGACAGCTGGAACAGGAATCACTTCAACTACAGGCAACATTGTCGCAACTGCTGGTGCTGTGAATGCTGGAACCTCAATGACAGCAACCTTGGGTAATATCACCGCAACAAATGGTAACGTTGTATTGAATACAGCAGGAAATAAAATAGTCATCGCAACAGGTTCAAACGCATCTGTAGGAACTTCATCAGCTATGTCGGGAACTCCAGGCGCAGTAACAGTGGCCACAACAGCTTGCTCTGCTACTGCTAAGATCTTCTATTCAAGAGCTACTACTGGAGGAACACCAGGACAAGTTTCCATTACTGCGCAAGATGGAACCGGATTTACTCTTACCTCAACTGGTAATGAGACATCTACATTTAACTGGTGGATTATTAACGCATAAGGAGTTAGGTGATGACTACAAACAAAGCCAAAGTAGATACGTTGAGGACTCTTGCTTACACTAGCATTTCTGGAACATATGCCGCTGTAGGGCCTGCTCAATCATATCCAGCTAGAATTATATGCTTCACCAACACTACAGATGCAGACATGATCTTTAGTATGGATGGAACTACAGACCAATTGATTGTCGCGGCTGGAGGATTCAAGCTATTTGACATCACTACCAATCATCGTCCTGTTAATCAAGACGATTTTTGCTTTTCAAATGGAACGCAATGGTATGTGAAGCAAAATTCTTCTACAACCAAAGGGGCTGTGTACATTGAAATCGTCTACGCTCAACCGTAATGTGCAAGCGCCTCTAATGGCAGAGAAAAGATTGCAAGCCCTCATGCAGAAAGAGATGATAGAGCATCAACATATCATCTCTTCTCATCATAAAGAAATGCAATCCTTACGCGATTCTTTGAAAATCGCTATGGAAAGGTTCGATTCTCTATTCAATCATTGCGAATCAGTAATTCAAGATCATACTGCTTCTCATAATGAGGAAATTTCAAAACTTCAAGAGAAGATTAAAAATCATGAAGTTATGATTTCTGAACAGAAAAAAACTATTCTTTCTCTGTATCAAGAAATAAATGATTTTCATCAGAGTCATGCAAGTAAAAAAGATATAGAAAATCACAGAAAAGAGATGGCTAATCGTTCAAATGAAACAATGATTCATCATCTCAATTCCATTCAATCATTACAGCAAGACATGAAATCTTTATTTCAAACATTAAGTGAAGAGTTAAAACAACTTAAACTTGATTTTTTTAGAGATTATGACTCGTTAAAAGCAAGTATAGACGATAGATTTTCACTTTCAAAAATGGATAAGGACGGCGTTTTAAAGGAAATAAGGGTGTATTACAAAACAATATTCATCATCGAGAAGAAGATTGAGCACCTATACATTCTAATAGAAAGAATTAATCAAAGAGGTGAGGTATGTCCCAAGCAGGATTAGTAGATATTGAGGGATCACATCCTCAGATTCCAACATCTTTTGTAACCGATAGTGGAACCGCTGTCCCAATAGCCAACGTCCTAGAAATTCTTGGGACTACCGTTGCTGCACACGGGATTCCAGTGCGAACGACAGGAGCCGCTAATATCGTCACTGTTCAGGCTCAATACGCATCTGCAAATGCAACAACCGATGCAACAAAAGCTGGATTTTCCTCATTCAATTCATCTCAATTTACTGTTGATGCCAATGGATTTGTCTCTATTTCAGCATCAGGTGAAGGATCTTTTCAAGTTGACGCTTCGACTGCTCCAGGAACAAATCCAGTTTTACCTAACGGTTCGGGGATTGTAACAGTTACGGGAGGTCAAGTAGCCGCAGGAACTACAGCTAATGTAATTCAAACAAATTCTCTTGCCGCGAATACCTACACCATCCAAATCCAAAGAAGCCAGGCAGTTGGTGTATCAACCGTGGGGGATAACGGAGTTTCTCACTTCAATTCCACTTATTTTACTGTGGATTCCAATGGATTTGTCTCTATTAATGGCTCTGCAATTGGGGAGACAATTACCGGAAACGTTGGAGGTGCTCTTTCTCCAACAGCGGGTAACTGGAATATCCTCGGAACATCAACGGCTGCTGGAAGCACTCCAGTCCAAACCTCCGGATCTGTTAGCACTCTGACTGTCCAAGTGCAAAAATCACAAGCAATTGCTGCAACAGATGCAACTAAAGTCGGATTAGCAGCCTTTGACTCGGCAAGATTCACAGTAGATGGAAATGGTTTCGTTTCTATCAATGGATCTGGAATTGGAGAGACGATTACAGGTCAGTCAGGTGGAGCTCTTAGCCCAACTTCCGGTAACTGGAATATATTTGGTGCCTCAACAGCCGCAGGAACAAGTCCAGTTACGACATCTGGTTCAGTTAGCACTTTGACCGTAAACGTTCAGAAATCTCAAGCCATAGCATCAACAGATGCAACAAAGATTGGCTTGGCTGCATTTGATTCATCTAGCTTTAGTGTAGATGCAAATGGATTCGTGACTTTAAAAGGTGGGTCTGAAGCTATCGACTCAATCGGTGTAGATGCTACATCTGGTACTGGTACCAATCCAGTCTTACCCGATGCAAATGGATTGGTGACAGTTAATGGGGTGAGAGTAGCTGCGGGAACTAATCCTATTAGAACTGTTTCTACTGCTCCCAATCTTTACCAAATTCAATTACAGACATCTCAGGCAATAGCTTCCACAGATGCTACAAAAGTTGGTGTATGTAATTTTAATTCTGCTCAATTTACAGTAGATTCCAATGGTTTTGTTTCAATTACTAACTTTTCTCCATTTGCTTATACCACTGTCAATCATGCTCAATCTCCCTATACCGTGCTAAGTACTGATGAATATATTTCATGCGATCCATCAAGTGGAACGATTTCAATTTTACTTCCTAACGCCCCAACAACTTATCGAGAATTTGTCATCAAAGATAGAACTGGTAATGCCTCTACGAGCAATATTTCTGTGACAACAGTAGGTGGCGCAGTGACCATTGATGGTCAAACAACCTACACTCTTTCCGGAAATTACGGATCAATTAGTTTATTATTTAATGGCACAAGTTATGAGGTATATTAATGGCTTACCGAAATTATAGTGTGGCTAATGGTTTTACAGTCGATCCAGCTGGAAACGGGGATTTTAAAACAATTGCGGCTGCCTTAACAGCAGCTTCAAGTCGAGGTGGCTCTGGAAGAATAATATTAATGCCAGGAACTTATTCGGAAAATCCAGCTCTTGTTGCTGGATGGAATATAGAATCTTTCGTTGGCGATGGAATAACGCCTACAGTCACAATATCAGGTACCTGTTCTTTTAGTTCAGTAGGAACGGTATGTATTAGCGGTGTTCGTCTTGCTTCTAATGGTGCAGAATTTCTTACGGTGACGGGTAGCGCAGCATCTGTAGTGAATTTATATAATTGTTATTTAACTACAGCTTTTGATCCTGGAATAACATATTCTTCCAGTTCTTCAAGCTCAGGAATAACTATTAGTTACTGCCGATGTGATATATCTGCCTCAGCAAAAAAATTCTTCGCACATTCAAGTGCAGGAACTCTGAATATAATTCACAGCATTTGTACTAATAGCGGAGCATCCACAACAGCAAGTACCTGCTCCTCAGGTGTTATAGGATGTCTTTTCTCACAAATAGCATTTCCCATAACTACTTCAAGCACAGGTGTTTTTTCAGGGAATGAAACTTCTTTTAACACTGGAGCATTCAATACAACTCCTGTTACATGTGGTGGTGGAACAAGTTCTGGTATTCTCTGTGATTTTAATGGTGGTACAGCCTCGGCTTTATCTGTAGGCGGAACGCTTGGTTTAACTCAATGTACAATTGGGAGCTCAAATACTAATGCCGTTACAGGTGCAGGAACATTAACCTATTCTAATATTGCATTTAGCAGTACATCTTCCAAGATTAATGTCACAACTCAAACAGGTGGAGTTGGCTATGGAGGAGTCGTTCAAGCACCTTCTGCTGGATTTATCGGTGAAAGAATTGAAAATACAGCCACTTCTGTTGCAATGACATCAAACACCCCAAAGACAGTCACAAGTATTAGTTTAACAGCTGGTGTATGGGACGTTTCTGGTTTAGCTGCTACCATTGCAACAGGCGGAACTGCCCTTGCTCAAGCATTTGTTGTTAATATTAGCACGACAGATAATACTGTTGTAGGAACTGCTGGGATACAAACATTCCAAACTAATGTGGCTGCTACTGTACTTTCTGGAAGCGTTCCTGCATATAGAGTCACATTAACAGCAACTACGACATATTATTTAGTGTGCAATGTCGTTTACACATCTACTACAGCACCAACAAATGGAAGACTTTCCGCAACAAGAGTGGGATGATTATTATGAAAAAATTATTGAGTTTTCTTTTTTGTCTTTTTATTACTTCATGTTGTGCTTATCAATACGATTTATCAATCTGCACAATTTTTCGTGATGAAGCTCCATATTTGAAAGAATGGATTGAATATCATCGATTGCTAGGAGTACAGCATTTCTATTTATGTAATCATAATAGTTTAGATAATTATAACGAAGTTTTAGATCATTATATTAAAGAAGGAATTGTAGAATTAAAAGAAATCTCAGATAGTCCAAAAGCTGATCTTGCTGATTTCACGTTTAATTTTCAGACTAAATGGTATACCGAATGCCTTGTTAAAGCAAAAGATCAGAGTAAATGGGTTGCTTTTTTAGATTCTGATGAATTTTTATGCCTACTAGATGGAAATAATTTAGTTGATTTCTTAAAAAATTATGAAGAATTCGGTGGTGTTTCTTTGAATTGGTTCTTTTTCGGAACATCAAATATTCAACAATTATGTCCGAATAAATTAATGATAGAACAATTAACTTGTTGTTCTCTTCACTCTAATGAGAATTTCACATTATTAAAATGCATTGTTCAACCTAGATATGTCTCACAATTTCGAAGTCCGCATTTTGCTGATTTCTTACCTGGATATTTTGCTGTTAATACAAATCAAGAACCTCTTCTAAATGAACCTTGGAAAGGTGTCCTTCTTTTCGATAAATTAAGGATTAATCATTACTGGACAAGGGAGGAAGAATACTTCTGGAAAGTAAAAATCCCACGTCAAATTCAATTGCATGGTCAAACTGAAACTGCCATGTCTTTTTATGTCGATTTTAATAAATCAGAAAATTTTGACATTCAGAAATTCGTTCCAGAGCTAAGGAAAAAAATGGGATACGATAAAAAGTAATCGAAAAAACAAGTAAGAGGTGCTGAATGTATTGTCTATTATTACTTATTCCGTTGATCACAAGCTGTCAATATATTCCAGATATGGCAAAAGATATTGAAAGTATAGAAACGGATACGGCGATTAGATTAGAAGTTTCAAGAGACACTTTCCAAAAGGAAACTGATCTTGATATAAGTATCAATGTACAAAACAAAGATATACCACAACCTAGCCAAAAGGATAAATAAGCCATGCCACTAGTAAAAGGAAAAGGCGAAAAAGCTATTCGTCAAAACATTGAGACGGAAATGAAAGTTGGCGGCCGCCCAAGAAAACAAGCGGTAGCTATTGCTCTTAATGAAGCTCGTAAATCAGGAGCTAAAATACCAAGAAAAGGAAGGAAATAATGGATAAAGCAATCAAAAAAGAGAAGAAAGCCATGGATAAGGGGATGAATCATCTTATCAAGATGGATAAAAAAAATGATAAAAAGATGGAAAAGATGGAAAAAATGAAAATGCATCACAAGAAAAAATAATTTTTTCTGGATTTTTCAGAGGGATCCCTATAGGATGTTTTTTCTTTAGGGATTATTTTATGATTATTGATTGTATCGGATGTCTCCATGGTTATCATCCTAGACTAGAAGGCGGAGACCTTCTAATTATCACTGGAGACTTAACAGCTAGAGATCAGCCATTCGAGTTAATTGGATTTATGTTGTGGCTTGATAAACAAGAATATCGCAAAAAGATATTCATCTCTGGCAATCATGACATGCTTCATGAAAAAAATCCTATTAAAATTTGTCCCGAAGTCCTTCCCCCTAATACAGAATATCTCTGTGATTCAGGAACAACATTTGAAGGTTTCAAGATTTGGGGTTCTCCTTGGTCTCATCGTTTTAAAGGAATCAATCCCAATTGCACAGCTTTTACTTATTTAAATGAGCAATTGCATTATGATGAACATATAGCCATTATTCCTCGTGAAACAGATATATTGATAACTCATGAGCCTGCCTTTGGTGTTCTTGATGGAATTCCTAATGAAGATGGATCGCTTTTTCATGTAGGAAATAAAGGACTATACGGTTGGTTAAAATATGTAGAAAGACCAAAATTACATGTATTTAGTCACATTCATGAAGCTTATGGTACAGAAGAGCATTTTCCTACTTACGATGATAAAATGATGATATCTGTAAACTGTTCGATAATGAATGAAATGTACAAGCCCGTGAATAGGCCCGTGAGAATAACTCTATGAGGGTTTGCAGCCTTCATAGAGTTCTATTTTATTTCTTTTCATCTACCAAGATTTTCCAACTAGTGATAGATGCTTTGCGATATTTTTCAAGATCAACGCCCTTCATTTCTGGTATCTCGTCATAAGCCACTCTTCCTTTCATGGATGTTTTTATGACTTTTATTCCGTGACCAATGCAACATTGATCACCACACAATTGGATAATCTTTCTTCTAAGATAATCCTTTTTTTCCTCCAAAGATTTAATTGTTGCATCAGTTTCTTGATACATACGGGAATATTCTCGCCAATCTAGATTGTCTTTCATATCCATAAAATCTGAATCTTGAAGGGGGGGGGGCTCAAAAAAGGCCACTTTTCTCCAAAAATCCCTAGCTTTTGGCATAAATTTATTGATGAATTCTTTATCTGGTAGCACTTCAATACAAATTCCTTCTCGGCCATTATAGCTATAATAGAAACATTTTTCAGCTCTAGTGACAAGCAACTGATGTTGTATTTGATCTTTATAATATTGTGGTATTTCTCCTTTTGAAGCCATTTCATGCAATTTGGCACCTCCACATTTGATTTCAAGAATGTGGTTACCAAGTTGAGATATTCCATCCAAAGAAGCTCCAAGAAATTCAAATTCTGAGCTTTCTACTACAATAGGCTGCATTTGAATTCCATATTGCTCAATGAATTGTGATCGAGCTTCTGGCTCTAACCTCTTACCTCTTTCCATAGCATCGTTGGACTTTTGTTCTTCAATGAGACCAAGCTTTCTTTGCCAGCATTTATATGGAGTCACCCAAGGATTATTTCCTAGAATGCAAGAGGCATCTGTTGCTGTGATGACTGTCTTTCTCCAAGACAGCCATTCTGGTGAACCTTGTTCTAGTTTTATTTCTTTCATTATGCGATGGCCCTCTCTTGATCTTTCAAATACTTAATTTTAGCATTGAGAGAAACCATGCACTTCTCGAAACAATTTTTAGGAATATCCTGTATTGATTCGGCATTGAATGTTTTTTTAATCCATTCGCGAAAGGATTTGTTGCTATCCTCATCTAAGCTATTGATTAATGTTGTAAGAGCAACAATCTCACCCTTTCCTATTTTTTCTCCTGGATTAGATTGATTAGGAGGATTGCCATTTTGATTAGGAGGTGTGTTATTTTGCTGTGCTCTTCCTCGACCTACTGAAGTCTCACCATCATCATCATCGTCGCATACAACGCCAACTAAAGCAGAAAGAGAGTATCTCCTTAGATAGGTAATTGCTGCACCAACACCTTGGCTATCATTCTTTGCTGGATTCAATGGAAGATAAGACTTAATCCATTGACCAGATGTATGAGCCAAAGTAGTCACCATGATGACTTGGTTCCTATCTGGCGCTAACTCGGTAGTCTGCATAACACAAAGACCGTATTTACTGAGAACTGGACGTGCTGCATCCCATACACTTCCTAAGTCTGCATAAGAACTTTTGAAGAAAGGGTTTATCTTATCTTTGATAGCGGCTTGCATTTCTCCTTGCGCTTTTGATAAAGCTGCGGCAAGTTCATTTATGAGTTCTGATTGAGACATATGTTATTCCTTTATTTTTGTTTTTGATAGTCTTGGCGTTTCTCTTAAAAAAAGTCTCTCCAGGAGAGACCTAGGCAGTCCATACAATTTGAACAATTGCAATTTTGACTTGAATTTGTATCATCTTCATCATGCTCCAAATTTACGTCATCTTCCTCATCTTCGATACCATGCAAAGACATTATCTCTGCATGGCTCCATTGACCCCAATAAGCTGTATTCATGATTAGATACCATACATGTACTCAATTTCATGAATTGCTTCAGCTTGCTTTTGTATTTCTCTGATCGCTGTTTCCATTAAGCTAGATGCAAAGGAATTATAGTTCTCTGGCTTATTGATGAAGCTCTCTAACATTTTTGTTGTAGCAGAGATATTGGCGATCGCTGCTTTGATTTCATTGTTTTTCATATTCTATTCTCCTGTTGATTTCATACCACTTCATGTGATATACTTCTGACTGTATCGGAATTCCGGATTTTTTGTCTACAAAAAGAAATAAAATAAAGGAAAATACTGTGAATAAATTCGCAGAATGGATGAAATGCAACGATAAAAAACAACGTGGAGTTGCAGAAAAGTTAGGCATTAGCACCTCAACACTTCATGATATCTTGAGGAAAAACCAATTGCCTAGCTTGAAAATAGCTTATGAGATTGAAAAATACACTCGTGGAGCTATCACGGTATATGATTGGATTGATCAAGGCAATGCTGAAGAAGAGAAAGAAAATATCACTAAAAAACCAAAAGCCACTAGTAAAGATAAAGTCAAAAAAATTAAGAAATAACGAAGCTCTGGAAAGAGTTTCAATCCTTCCCAAATTTCCTTAAAAACCTCTCCCATACAGCTTCCACCTTAATTTTCTAATTGTTAAGGTGCTGTAAAGAAAAACAAATTGCAAATAATTTTTGTTAAATATATGAAAAGTGGGTCACCTAACGCCAATTAGGTAACCCGTGAGAATAGAATACTATCAAAAACGCCAACTTATTCAGGAGATTCAGCGGTCAACTTTGCCAAGTAAACCAGCAAAATTCGGGAAAAGCTAACATTTCTTCGGATTAACATAAACTTCACTAGGTAAAAATGTCAAGATTTTTACTTTTGTGAAGTCGATCCCTTATATGTAGTTTTTCCCAAAAAATAACAACAACTATTTTTTGAGGAACTATGAACGGCTACCAGGAATTCCCACCTAGCAAATATTTTTTACGCGTACTAAAATCTTGTCCGAAATCCGCACTTATTTATGCCCAAATTTGGGGAAAAAAAGACAAACACATGCGTCTTTTAACGAATAAGAAAGATGTACGTAAAGAATATTTAATCTCCCCGACCATGTTTAGAAATCTTCTATCACCCTTGATGTTTCTAAATCTGATTAACTTCATTGAAAGTGATGACGGTTTCCAAATCGATGTGTTGGGGCCGAACCTGAATGAACAATAAAGAACTTTATTGTATTCTATGTTCTGTTTATGCTAGCTTACTAAACGAAAATGCCTCGACTGGTAATCGAGGCATATTCAGCGCTTTACGCGAGAGCTACAAAAATGGACATCGAATACCCATCATTGTAGCATTCCACGGAAAAGCACGCAACGCTTTTATTCTTATTCGCAATCGGGAGTGCTATGTCAGATAGATTTATAAAATTTATTCCATCACAAGAAGCATTATATCTTGCGCGAAAGCATCCAAATGCATTCATCCTTCTTGTTTTTATCGCCGAAAGGGCTCGTCGTGAAAATGGTCATCCTGATGGTTTAACCATCGGGCAATGTCATATTGGTGATTTCAAATCATATGGTCTAACAGAAAAAGAATATCGAACAGCTAAGAAGATTTTGGTTCAAAGAAACCATATAAAAATCGTTGAAACTTGCCGCTCTAGAAAAAAAGAAAAAGATCATAGTTTGTTCTTTAATTCGAAAAATTCCGAAAATCGGGCGACCGAAAGGGCGACCAAAGTAACCACTATTGGAACTCTTGTAGAGTTATGTAGTTTAAGCATTTATGACATAAATTCAGATACTCGTAACCAACAAAAGGGCGACCGAATCGACGACCGAGGGGCGACCGAAGGGCGACCGAAGGGCGAGGAACAAGAAAGAAAAAGAAAGAATAAGAAAGAAGAAGAAGAACAAGAATATATTGCTCAGCCCGCTTCGCGTCTTCGCACAAAAGATGATTTATCTTTCGATTTTCAAAAATGGGAGTTTGTCGGAATTTCCGAAAAAGACTTGTCTGACTGGAAAGTCATGTATCCACACGTAGACTTTCAAGTCGAAATCCTCAAGGCTATCCAATGGCTAAAGAATAATCCTTCCAAAAGCGGAAAGAAGCTTTGGCGTAAATTCCTCACAGGATGGTTCGCTAGAACAAATGATTCCATTGAGAACAAAAAAGCCTTCAAAACTGCTTCTCAGCAGAATCCTATCGATAGAAAAACCAAAAACATGGATGGAACTCCGATAAAGAGTAGAGCAGAGGATTTGTTTTAATATGCCTAAGATGAGTGAGATAGATAATAAAACACCTGAACAAATGGAAAAAATTCAGGCATTCGCCAGGAATCCAAAGGGATTTCTACTTCTTGCAGGAGCTAACGGAACAGGAAAAAGTTTCGTTGCAGAAGTTATTTACCAGTTGCATGCTAGGTATAAATTGCCCTACTACGATATGGACGAAGCTTTTTTTATCAATCAAGCTTCATTGAACGAGCGTTGGTTACGCGAGAAATCAGAGGGAAATTCGTTTGAACTATGCGATAGACTTCAAAAGACTAAGCTGTTGGTTTTAGATGATCTAGGTACAAGAAGCCCTTCAGATGCATTTGGAGAGTTCTTGTATGCAATAATAGATTATCGATGGCATTCTAGAGACACTCTTGGAACTATTATTACAACCAATATGACAGGAAAAGTTACTAGAGAGAAGTTTGGAGATGCGATTTTAAGTAGAATTGCCTCTGGAATAAACATTCGTTTTGACGGAGAAGATAGAAGAATTATTGACTTTTAGAATTTTGATGTTGAATTAAAGAAAGTTTATACTCAAAAACTTAAGGAGAAAACATGAGCGCATTTGATTTTGTAAGTCACGAGAGATATCCAGAGGATCAATACATCAAGGAAGCTGTTACGATATGCCTAGAGGGCAAACATCGCATCACTTACGTGAGAAAGAAAATGCAAAATGGGGGAATGTTTTGGGATGTTCCTTCTGCTGCTGTCACTCAGCATGGCAAGAAGAAATATTTAAAAGCTTACTCGACAGACAGTAATTTTTTGGTCGAAGATATCAAGCATTTCCTCGATACCCGAGGTTGGGAAAAAGGAAGACAGAATGCACAACCTTCGAAAGAAGAACAAGAAAATGGTGAACTCCCGTTCTGATTCGATAGTCCGTAATTCAGATGGCTCTATTTCGATCAGAAAGTCCATTAGAAAGCGGCAAAATAGGTTGGGTAATACCAAGGTAGCCTTGAGGAAAAAATCTTCTTCTAAAGCCAAAATAGATATGAAATCTGAAGTTTCTGGTGGAAAGGTGATTTTACACCTTCCATTGGAAACAGTAAGCGAAGCAAACAACTTCGAACATTGGACTAAAAAACATCAACGTCATAGCGAGCAAAAAAGAATTGTCTCTCTTGGATTGAAACCCTTAAGGCAACACATTTCGCTACCTTGTCATATCAAGATTATCAGACGTGCTCCGCGCAAGCTGGATCGTTGGGATAATTTGCCGATGTCTGTCAAATATATTTTAGACGCTTGTTGTGCCATAATCACTGGAGATTTTAGGCCAGGAAGAGCCGATGACGACGAAAGAATAACAGTGTCGTATGATCAAATAGTTAGCCCACAATATGGTGTGAGTCTAGAAATTTCTAAAAATCTGATGTAACACAGTCTCTTCTACGTAATAAGTGGTGCCAGTATAATCAATCTGCATATTTGCATCTAAACTTGAAGGATGATGTCTAACACTCGAAGTCTTGGCACTTGCAGATATTTTCTTAGCTTCTTCTTCTGCTTTTTTAGCATGTTCTTGTGCTGCTTCTACATTCCGATAAGCACAAACAGCCCATTCTTTATAATCTTCATATTCTCCAGTTGCTCCCATTACTAAAAAAATGGGAATTCCTTCATGTGAGTCCATAGCCAATAACCTTTGTTTTTTTTTGGAAAAGGAATAATCTGAGGAGACGAATCTTCATCACTTTTGAAATGATGCCAAATTTGTCTCTTCAGGTCAGCTGTATAAACGCATTTATCCCTTTCGTTATACCAGGTGTCACCACCCCAAACGTATATCGGAGGCTCTTTACTTACCCATTGCATTGTTTAGATTTTAAATAGTATGGGTAAATGTCCATAATTAAACAAATTGTGCTCATGTGAGGATTTAATTCTACCTCTGATTTCAAAATTCTTGGAACTGGAATATCTGGATGCAAATTCTTCCAAAGTTTTTTAGCTCTTTTTGAGGAATATTTAGCTGATTCTCCTCCAAAAGCCCAGGTCATACAGGCAGTATAATCTTTTTGCAAAGATTGAATTTCAGGACATTCATCTTCATCCTCATCTTCGTCTTCTTCGCAACGATTTTCAGAACAGCAGTTTGATTGCTTCATTAAACCCATTAATCCTTCTAAAAATTGGCGTATTTCTTTTTCACTATCCATGTTTTCTATTCTCCTTTTTTGGGATTGAATGCGGCTAGCCTCGAACTAGCTTATTAACTTGAGACCTAAAGGAGTCTTAATTCTTTATTTTTACAAGTTAACACGATCCCACTTCACGCATTCAAAATTCTTTGCATTTCAATTTGAACATAATCGGATCACCTTTTCGGTACATAACCAATGGTGAAGGTCTAGCAATAATTCCTTCCATAACTTGGGGAGTTATTGAACATTGACTTAGTGGTTTACTTTTAACAAATTCAACTATTTCTCCTTCGGTCATAATTCCTATTTGGGGAACCATAGGTATCCCGAATTGTTCTGCAACATCCTTGCACGAACTCCTCTCCAACCACCAGCCAGACACATAAACATCAAAAAGAATGAAGCCAACATCTTTTCTATAATTTCCTCCCCCTTTTTGAATTTTCGTCCCATATCCTTCACCAAATAATATTACGTACGGATAAGATTCGTTTTCTTTAACAGGAAAAACCTTACTAAAATTCCAATCACCAAAATTTGCTTGAAGATAGTCAAATAAATGACAGGGGATTTGTGCATCTTTAGTACGACCGCCAAATCTTACTTTTCCATCTTGGTAGAAAATTCTGATATTTGTACCGTCCACTTTTTCGTCAACGGTCCACTTCTTGATATTTTCAAATTCTGGGAAAGCGTAATCACCCACGATAAATGATTGTCTACCTTTCTGATAATCTGGGGAGTTCTTTTTTCCTTCATCGAAGTACCATCCTTCACGCTTCCATAAGCTATTTATCTTCGGATATTCCATTTTTATCCCTTGTTTTTAGAAAAAAATCATTGTATTTACAATTGATTTTATTTGCAATTCCATATTAAAATTCCGTAAAAGCGACTCAAAAAAGGAAAATCATATGCTCATCCCGTTAGGAAAAAGAATCATAGTGAAACCTATTGAAGTAAAGAAAGGAGCTTTATTGCTTCCAGGTGCAAAGCCAACTCAATTTCAAATTCTTGCAATTGGTGATGAAGTGACAAAAGTCAAGGTTGGAAATACTATTTATCTTGAGAAGCATTATGGAGCAGAAATCGAACACGAGAATGAAAAGTTTTTGGTTATTAATGAGGATTCTATCCTAGCTAAGCTTGACTAAAACGAATTTTTATACCTACGGTTAGTTGCATGAGTGAACTTACCGTAATATTAAAAGATTCTGATCGAACTTGTAGACAAAAGTTTTTAGTCTATGAGAACTACACAGTGTCAGCTGATGATCCTGTGATAATCGCTTGCATGCAAGAAGCAAAGAAAAGTTTTGAAGGACAACCCGAAACTATTCAAATCAAAATTCATTTAGAGATTATTCCATAATGGCTGGTGGTAGACCAAGAACAGTTTCATTTACCGAAGAAGAAATGATTGCTTTGGGCGAAGAAATGGTGAATTGGGTGAGAGAAAATAAACCTATTCATCTTTCTGTTTGGTATACCCAGGTTAAAGATTTCACTGATGAACAATGGGATACGTTTAGAAAACGTCCTGAGTTTGTCCACTATTACACGAAGGCTTTAAAGTTAGTGGGTTATTCTTATCTTGATAAGGATAGTTCAGTGGATGTCAGACTAAAAGATAGATGGCAACGGGTTTATTTCAAGGATTTGAAAGAGCAGGAAGACTTAGATGCGGATGCTGAAGCAGCAAGAAAAGCTTCTGCTTTAAAGAGTGAAGCTAAAGCTGTCGAAGAAGAAAGGCAAAAAGTTCTTGCAGAAGTTCAAAGAACAAAAAGGAAACCTACGTAATGGCTGAAAAGAAATGGATACAAAGGGCTATTAAGAAGCCTGGAGCATTAAGAGAATCTCTTCATGTAAAGAAAGGGGAGAAAATCCCTGCATCAAAGCTTAAGAAAGCGGAACATAGCAAGAATCCAACCACTCGCAAGAGGGCAGTTTTAGCAGAGACATTGAAGAAAATGCATAAGTAATGGATTTGCATGAAACAATACTTTGTTCATATTCAAAAATCTTATTACGACGAACTTGTACAACAGATTGAGATAGAAATCGCTGCTCATAACGATGAAGGATTTGTTCTTGTAGACATCCAATATTTCAACATGGAAAACGATTCTTCTCAGATTGATGCTTTTCTTTTATTTAACGAATGCAAAGTGTCTTTATATGAATAATCGGTTACATAGTCATCATTGTCGTCGTTGCACTCGCTCTTATTTTTCTCCTGATTCAAATAAGGTCTATTGCTCTTCTTCTTGTGAAGGTAGAGATCAATATGAAGATCTCTATCCTCATGCAAAGAAAAAACCTATTAAGAATAATGAAGTTAAGCCAGAGCCATTGACTTTTGATCGCAAACCTGACGCAAAAACACAAGAAATATTAGATAGTAATGAAAGATGGGGTAAGAGAAAACACCCTTCTGAAAGACCAAGACAAGATCTCCAAAAGGCTATGTATAGGGATACCTTCAAGAAATGGATTCCAAAAAGATTGAAGGTGATGCGTGGATGAATATATTCCAACTCAAGAAGAACTCAATGACAAGCTTTGGCGTCTTACTCATCTCTATTACATTACTGACAAATCAGGTAATGAAATCCTCTTTGATCTCAATTGGGCACAAAAAGAGCTATATCAAAAAGAATGGCATCAAATGCTTGTGCTTAAAGCTCGTCAATTGGGCGTCACAACTTACTTTTCAATTAATTTCTTAGACGACTGCTTTTGGCATGCCAATACTCATGCGGGAATTATAGCCCATAGAAAGGAAGATGCCGAAGATATCTTTAAAAAGAAGGTGAAATACGCATATGACAGAATGCCAAAATGGACCAGAACTTTCAATTCGGCAACAAATGATAGAAGCGGAGAGCTCGCTTTCGAAAATGGTAGTTCTTATAGAGTCTCTACCGGATTTCGCAGTGGAACTTATCAGCGATTGCTTGTATCTGAATTCGGAAAAATTTGCGCTAAGTCGCCCGACGTCGCCAAAGAAATCGTTACTGGTTCACTCAATACAGTCAGTACTGATCAAATCATCGCAATTGAAAGCACGGCAGAAGGAAGAGAAGGTTATTTCTATGACTTCGCTAGAGAATCCCAGTCATTGGCGGAAACTGGATGTAACTTGTCCCCAATGCAACAACGCTTTTTCTTTTTTCCATGGATGGATGAACCAGGATACCGAGAGTCCAGCTTAGAGGTAACTGTGAGCAAAGAAACCAATGAATATCTTGATAAGATAGAAATAGAACGCCAACGCAAGATTGATGAAGAGCAGCGCAGATGGTACGAAATGAAGCTCAAGATGCTTGGCGATGCAATGAAACAAGAGTATCCTTCAACACCCAAGGAGGCTTTTGAAAGTGCTAATGAAGGTCTTTATTATGGTGCTCAACTTGCTAAAATTAGGGCTAATGGTGGTGTTTGTCGCGTTCCTTATGATGATGCACTACCTGTGCACACCGCTTGGGATATTGGCTTGGACGATTTTACTGCTATTTTTTGCTTTCAAGTAGGTCGTGGTGGAAGCGTATCAATTATAAACTATTATGAAAATTGGGATGAAGGAGCAGCGCATTATTGTGATTGGCTCAATAAGCTTAAATACCGTTTTGGAAGACATATCTTCCCTCATGATGCGAGAAAAAGAGACGCTGGCTCTAAGACACAATATCTTGACCATGTTACTCCACTCCTCGAAGGCAAGTTTGTCGTATTGGACATCAAGGAATGTGACAAGTTGGAAGGCATCCAGACGGTTAGAAGTATGTTATCTAGATGTGTCTTTGACGAAGGGAATACACTTAAAGGATTCCGACATCTCGAAGCTTATAAAAAAGTTTGGGATGACAGGCTCGGTTGTTATAAAAACACACCGCTTCATGACGAACATAGCCATGCGGCGGATGCGTTCAGGTATTTGGCTGTAGGATTGAAGGGGTTAGAGCGTAAAGATAAACCGCCTGAAGATGATATTAAAGCAGTAAATAGGTATTTCGGATTATGAAATCTGTTTTATGGGAACATTTCGGACGTAAACAGGGAGTTAAAAAGAAACAACCTTCCCAAACTCGCATTCAAAAACTTTTAAAGAAGAAAAGATTAAAGAAAAAGGAAAGAAATGACAACGCCACAGAGTGAATTACATAACTTGTCTTATAAGGTTAACCATTTGTGCAAGATGTTTGAAACATGTGATAGAGGAGATGATGAAGACACGATTTCTATCTTTGAGAAGGTTGACCGCATTGAACGAGAGAATAGGCTTTTGCTTAATCGCATGTCATTAATCCAAGATCAATTGGCTTTAATCATTAAACTTCTAGGTAAAGAATGAAAGCATTTAGAACACCACAAGGTAATTATATAAATCTAAGTTTATGTAATAGATTCTTTGTGAGAACTTACGAAAATGGATTTGAAGTCAAAGCAGTTTTAGATCTTTCCGAAGACGATGAAATAACTTATTCTCTTACTGGTTTGTATGAAGTCAAACAAGAAGCCCAAGATAAATTAGATGAAATCATGGAATGGATTATTTCATGAAATCTAGATGGGATGAAATCAGACAAAAATGTCCACGTCTTTATAAGAATGGGATCGTCTTTGAATGTGGTCTCGGATGGGCGGATATAATCCTTGCTCTTTCGCTTAAAATCGAGAATATCCTGGAAAAAAATGCGAATAGACCAATAATTCTTGAGAATGTAGACAAGTTTGGTTCGGAAATGTATGCTGTCCAAGTAAAAGAGAAGTATGGCACATTGCGTTTCTACATGTCTTGTGAAACCGATGAGATAAGCAATCTTATTCATGAGACAGAAGCTTTATCTTCTCAGACCTGCGAAAACTGTGGTGCATTTGCCAAGATGCGTGGAACCAAATGGTTAGAAGTCAAATGTGATAAATGTTACGGAGATAAAAGATGAGTGACGCATTAAATGTTATTAAGGAAAAGACTAAGAGAGATATATTTAAATTCAATGGTGTAAATCCTACAGCAATTAACCTTGAGCATGTGACAATGATTACTGTTAATGGAAAGACAATTACTTTTAGCTTTATTACCAATGGTCTGAATATTGATATGGAAAGTGAAGAAATTGCTAAAGCTGTTTTCGATCAACTCTTAAATGTGTGGGCTTCAGATGTGGTGGCATGATATTCGAGAAATGAAAGAGAAATTGAATAAAATAGAATCTTATATTAACGAGATCGAACAATTCGATAACAATGATATTCAAGACAGCTTTGATATCATTCATGATAAAATTAATAAGATTTTAAATGATTCTAATAGATTGGAACAAGTTGCATTAGCAGAAAAGACTCTCGATAAGTTCGAAGACTATATGAAAAACGCAGATAAATTGAATTCTATGATCAATGAATTCAAAGGCTGCATTTCTATGGCGCGTGCTTCATTAGCTGAAAAGAAAGAATTTGATGAACAGAAAACTATCTTGAAGAATATGATAGAGACTTTCCAAAAGTACTATGACTATCAAAGCCAAATAACCAATCAACATTACAAGATTGATGCTATCTATAAAGCATTGGTAGATGAGAAAACACCCGTGAAGAAAAAGAGAAAGTCGACCCCAAGGAAAAAGTCTAATCCTTCCCCTTTATCTTGATCGTACGGATTGAACTATCAAAGATTTGCATAAATACATTTCTATAAAATACAACTTCATCAAGGGTCTCACACTGAGCGAGTATGCTATTAATAGTAGCACTCATTAATGCTGAAAATGCCAGGGATAATTCGTTGTCTTGGAGAATTCTTGAGATGTAGGATTCCAGTTTTTGAGTCATTTCCATGACATCTATCAAATCATCCTGTGGGATAGCTGGTTGGTCCATGATAAGTTCCTTGCGCATAATAAAATATATCCTAAAAGATAAAGTCAATATATATCCAGGGTGAAAAATGCGAAATAACGATCCAATTTTTTGGCCGGAAGACTCTTTAAATATCTCATTGCGTCAGAGTATGGAAAAGAATTACTCAGACAGCATTAATATTTTACAGACTCAATGGTATCAGGCAGATGTTAATCAAAGATTTACCATAAATGACCAAGAGATTTGGGGACTAATTTTTCCAGGTGTTGCGACATATCGAAGAAAGATATGGAACTTCAACATCATGAATCCCATCAGTGAAGCTATCAGTGGACAGCAAAGACAAACTAGAAAGAGTTCGGCTGTCATTCCCATACATAACGGGATGCAAAAGACAGCAGATCAGCTAACCAAGTGCCTCTATCATAATCATAAGTGCGGTTTCCATCAAACATTTAGCGACGCCTTCCAATTAGGAGCTATCATTCAAGGACTTGGCTTCATGTACATGTATGCTGATTCTACGAAAGACCCGATTAGTCCCGATCCTAGATGGCGTTATGTAGACATGAAGTCATGTATATTTGATCCCTATTTCCGTAAGCATGACATGTCTGACGCTAGATTCTGGTGGGTTAGAACCTTCTTTGATGCTCAAGAAGCTGCTCTGATGTATCCTCAATTTGGTGATGAGATTCTTTCTCTTCCAAAAGGGACATATCGCGATGACAAATTCTATTACATGCCTGAAGTTTACCAAATCCAGTTTCCTAACCTTATTGCATTCGATGAATATTGGTACCTCACAAACAGAGAAGCTACTTTTCTGGTGGATAAAAAGACAGAGGAATGCCAAGAATTCCAAGGAACACCAGATCAGTTAAAAGAAGTGATGATGGCTTTTAGAGGAAAGCTTGCGACAATTAAAAAGCCTGTTCCTACTGTACGTAGAAGCATTATTTTGAATGATAGAGTAATCGTTGACGAACCAAATCCCTATGGCATGGATAGATATCCCGTTGTGCCAATGTTAGCTTTCTTCACTGCCGATACGCCATATTATGCGTACAAGTTCAACTCTCCAATGACCATGCTTCGTGATCCACAATACCTTCTGAACCGTCTTAAAGTATCTAATCTTGAAATATTAGACGCTCAACAGCAAGGACTCAAGGTTAAGAAAGGGGCTTTAGTTACTCCTGAAGATGCTTTGAATTCTGGACACGGTCGCGTTCTTTCGATTGATCCTGACTTTGAAATGTCAGACGTTGAAGCAATGCCAATCGTTCCTCCTTCTCCAGTCATGCTACAAATGGAAGAGATGTTAAAAGGAATCTTCTACAATATTGCCGGTATAGACCCAAATGCTATGGGCATGGATATTGATGATAAAGCTGGCATTATTACCATGATGAGACAAGCCGCTACCGCTAGAAACCTACAAAGATTATTTGATCAGGCTGACGAATCTCAAAGATTATGCAGCGATATCGAGGTAGAATACATCCAAAAGAATTGGACATACGGAAAAGTCAGACAAGTCATCGGGGAAGAACCAACAGCCGAATTTGATAGCAAAATCTTCTTTAAATATGGTTGTAAAGTTGTTCAAGCCGCTTTAACAGAGACCCAACAACAATTGGAATTAGCTCAAATTCTCCACTTCCAGCAGCTTTATCCTGACCTTATGCCTCCAGATGAAATTCTGGAATGTATGACAATTCAAAACAAAGACAGAATTATTGAAAAAGTCATGCAGAAACAGAAAGCAATGCAAGAGCAGCAACAAAGAGTTGAACAATTGCAAATGCAAGAAATCCAAGTCAATAATATGACTAAAGTTGCATACGCTCATAGTCAGGAAGGATTAGCTAAAGAACGAGTAGCCAAGATTCAAACAGATCAAGCAGTTGCTCACGACAAGATTAGAAGAGCTCATCAGGAAGATACGGCTAGCTTGCTTAATGTGGTTAAAGCTCTTAAAGAACTTAAAGGAATGGATCTTGATCATTTAATGAAACAGGTCGAAATCCTTAATGCTTTGAGTCCTGCCGCCAATCCTGAAGAGGAAGTGGTTGCAAATAATCAAAATGTTGCATGACAGTTAAGAATGTATAAACGCGTTTAACTAAGGTATTATTATGAAAGAAAAAATGTCAAAAGCTGGGTACAAACAAGGGGATATGTCTCCTCATGTTGAAGATTACCAAAAGCCTGAAAAAGATTTTGCTGAAAGAGGTTTTAGCAAAACTACTGAATACATCGAAAGACAAGATAGAAGTCAGTCTAAGATGGAAAAAGGGATCAATAAGCAATCCTATCAAGGCAGATATTCTTAATAGGAGAAAGCAATGGCTAAACGAGAGAATTCTAAGCCTTATGCGGTAGAAGTTCAAAATGGCCCTATCCGTATGGATGCTCAATATACTGAGAAATTCCATAGAGAGCCTGAACATACTATGCGCGATATTGAGAATAATAGGATGCGTCAAGAAAAGATGACTCTGACTTTACATACTCCTAAAAAGTAGAGTTTTACATTGGGCTGGGGATTCCTAGCCGTGTAATTTTGGGGTACACTCGCATATGTCACCCTCTTTAAAGGTTTGGCTACTGAACCAGCCTGGCAAATCAGTAGCTTTTATTATGAAGAAAACTCCCACCAAAAAAATCATCCGAACCATTGGAAATCCTCTTCCTCTCCAAAAAAATCCACTTATCCGAAAAAAAAGCAGTAAAAAATAGATTTTCTTGCTAAGATAAATTTACAAGAAAACATAAGGAAAATTTTATGTTTAGACTTTTTTTAGGATTATCTTTGATTTTAGGTTCTTTTTGTCATGCGGCGGCATTTCAAATAAAAGACAAAATGTACATTGACGTAGACTCTTTCAAAGCAAATACCAAAGGCGATGAATTCTATATCCATGTAGGAAATAACGTATGGTTGGTTACTCACAGTATTCATAGAGATGCTTCTGGCGTATTTGCATATGAAGAAAATCTTAGTAAAACATTGGGTGGTCCAGGATATAAATGTGAATATGAAAAGAAATGGAAATGTCCTTATTGCTATAACTATTGGCCAATAGGTACTGCCTGTCAAAATAAAGATTGTCCGTCAAAATATAAATAATTAGACATCTAAAGTTTATATTATTCTCTTAGGCTCCCATCGCGGAGCCATTTTTATTTCAACAACCTCACATATATAAATTATATTTGCCACATATTGACAATATAGATATGGTATATGTCATGTATATATATAACATATAGGAGACATATGATAATCGTCATAGGTGGCATTAAAGGTGGCAGTGGAAAAACAACGATTGCCACTAATTTAGCGGTTATGAGGTCATCAGCTGGTAAGAAAGTTTTGTTAGTTGATGCAGACGAACAAAGGAGCGCATGGGAATGGTCCCAACAAAGAGATGCTTGCGAACCTGATCTATTGAAAGGTATTTTCTCAACGGTTTGCATGTCGGGAAAAGCTATCTATTCCAATCTAATAAGATTAAAAGAAGATTATGATGATATCATCGTTGATACTGGTGGTCGAGACACCACATCTCAACGTTCCGCTTTATCTATTGCAGACAAACTAATCCTTCCTTTCAAGCCAAGCTCTATCGATGTTTGGACTATGATTCCCATTAAAGCTATTTTGAGTGAATGTTTGAATGAAAATCTAAAAACTTATGCCATGATTAGTCAAGCCGATCCGGTAGGAAAAGACAACGAGCAAGCTAAAGACATTCTTAAAGAAGCAGAAAATATCAAAACATTAGAAAATACTATAGGGAACCGAAAAGCATTTCGTAATGCTTCGGGTGAAGGTCTAGGAGTTCAAGAATTATTCCCATTAGATAAAAAAGCACTACAAGAAGTAGAAGAGCTTTACAATATAATATATATGCATCATATATGACATGTATATGTGATACATATTAAATAAGTATAAGATAAATATGGGAGATATATGGTAGTTAAAAAGGTGAATCGTTCTATAAATGATTTTATAGAAAAAGGAGCGGATGTTAAAGAGTCTAAATCAAAGGATTTTAAGAACGTATTATTTAGGATACCAACCTCTGTTTTGACAGAATTAGATAAATTAGTGGAGAAAAAGCCATGGCTAAACAGAACTCAATGGATTGTTGAAGCTATCAATGACAAAATAAAGAGCGAGTACGATGCGAGTAAAGAAGACAATAGAGCAGGAAATTAATGAATTCTTGGAGAAATGGGATGCTAATCAGATGTGTGATTTTCTTCGGGATATCATTCCACTTTTTGAACTTTATGATGTAGAAGATGAAAATGACTGGGTAAAAGAAGCAGTAGGTGAGTTGAACGAAAGAAACGTACGACTGATTCGTACAGTTTATTTAGTCTCTCGGATAGCAGAATTTCACGCTGGAATTCTTGCTTCAATAAAAATGAATTTCAAAGATTTATATAGGAGAATGGAGAAGCATGGGATGGAATAAAATTGCAGAAGCTGGAGTACCAAATAAAGATGGAAGATACTTCGTTTTATACACTTTTGAGAAAAATGTTGTTTCGTGTGGCAAACATTGCAGAAGAAATGTTCCAGGCGTTAGTAATTTCTTTCATGGGAAATGGACCGCTTTGACAGATGAAATGATGATAACTCACTGGATGGATGTGCCAGGCTTACCTGATGAAGAACTAGAAATTGATGACTCTGATGAAAAGGTAAAAGAAATGAAGGAAAAAACAAGATCAATGACACCTGAAGATTTTATGCAATTAATGAGGTCAAGATGAGTGGAGAATGCGAAAAATGCTGGGAACACTGTTTAGATTGTAAATGTCCCATTCCTTTAGGGGATGGGGAAAATCCTCCTGCCGAACAAATTCCTGTTCGATATGTAAATGTTCGAGGAAGGGAAGAGCATGAAGCTATTATCAAGGATTCTAAGAAATGTGAAGAACTTGGATTAGACCAATATTATGAAATAATGGTTTATCTGAAAAGATGGGGAAATTGGCTAGATAAAACAACAGAAAAAAATGCAAAAAATCACAAATTTCGCATCCTCTAAAACTATATGTAGGCTGTGTGGTTGCCTGACATCTATACCAAAAGGCAAATCAAGTTCACATATATGCGAGGGCTTCTTAGAGGCCCTACACATATACTGGAATGGTCCATAAATGAAACATAATATAGGTTATCAGACTACGACCCTAGCTTCTTTCTGCCCATCTTTACTTCCAATTAAGAAGTCTCCACGATATAGCTGATTTTCTATCCAATTTCCTTCGCTATCCTTGGTAAATCCGAAATATTCGAGCTGAAGATTCTCCCATCTTTTGATTTGAGATACTTGATTTTGATCATAAAGACTAGGATTCATCAAGATATTCATCATTTGCGATCTATGTGGTAATTCCCAACAAAAATAAACATCTCCATTAGGATAAACATGGAACAACATCATATCTTGTTCAGGATAAGGACGATATTTTGTAATCTTACGAATCCTAACTAGCCCTTTTTTTAGCATTAGGTCGTATTTTTCGTAGATAGCTAAATAAAATGGCTTGTCTCCCATTTCCTTAGAACCTTGTTCAATCGCTTCATTAATGTCTTTCACTAAATCTTTTTTGATTTCATGAGAAACATCTCCAATAACTACTCCTCTTTCGCCATTTATTTGTGCATCTCTATAGATAGACCCAACAGTATTTCGTGATGGATCTATATGTGATTTAAATTCCATTATGCTCCCCCTCCTGCTCGAACTTTTCTTGTCCAATGGTTTTTTATGAGTTTTTTGTGCCCTTTTTCTGCGCATTCATAGGAACAAAAAACAGTTCTTTGACGTTTTTTCAAGTTTTCTATTCGCACAACTTGCTTCCCACACATCCGGCAAAACGTTGGATTTGGCGTTCGCTTTCCCGTTGTTTTTTCGATCTTTTTCTGATATTCGCAGCGATAACAAAATTTCTGATTTTTTATAAAATCTGTAACTAACCGATCAATTTTGCAACTATCACAAATCATAAACCTCACTTTTGTATAGACTTATAATAATTTTATTAAACAAAGTCAATGTAGGGCGTAATTAAGGCAATCAGCCCTTTGCCGCGGCGTAATGTGGGCCTAGCCGACCACCAAACAAAAGGAAATTCATGACTGAGATTGAAAACCAAAACAGCGAAGTCCAAGAGGTAGCACCTCAGGTCGAAACCCAAGTCAATGAAGTGAATGAGACGCAGAAAGTTCAAGAGCCGGTAACTAACCAGCATTTGAAAGCGATGCGACTTAAGAATGCCGAACTCGAAAGAGAACTGAAGCAATTGCGCGAAATGCAAATGCAGTTAATGCAAGCTCAACTTAGCAATCCTGCACCAGCAAAACCGCAAGAGGTCGACGAGTTTGACAAGATCGGTGATGAAGAGTTCATTCCTTTAGGTAAGGTGAAAAAGCTAGCTGAGAAAAACACTCAGAAGGTCCTCAAAAACACCGAAGAACTTGTGCGTCATGAGGTAGAAAAAGCCCTCAAGAAACAACAAGACAGTCAATTCATTGATCGCTTGAATCGTCAATATTCAGATTTCTCCGAGGTCGTCAATCCTGAAACTTTATCAATTTTGGAAGAAAAGGAACCGGAATTGGCGGCTACGATTGCGGAGTTAAAAGATCCGTACAAAATCGGAGTCCAAAGCTACAAATACATCAAAGCGATGGGACTTTCCCAATCAGCAAAGGAAGCTCGAAGAGAGAAGGAAGTAGATAAGGCAATTGCTAAGTCAGAAAAGGCGGTGACGTCTCCAATGGCTTACGATAAGCGACCTATTGCCCAAGCCTTTAAGCTTACGGATGCTATGAAAAAAGATCTTTATCGTGAAATGCATGGATATGCAGCATTAGCCAGCTCGGTTCCCGAACTGACCTAATAGGTCAAAGGGAACACAATGACAGTCTCAATTGCGTCGCTGCCTCCACAAATTCAGCAGCGATATAATGCGAAGTTGCTGTCAACTCCAGAGCACAACTTAATTCACCAGTTGTTTGCTACACCTGTTGAGTTGCCAGACAACCAAGGTTTTATTGATCGTCAATCTAGATACGATAGATTAGATCTATTCGAAGTCCCACTTGACGATGCTCAAAATAACCCACCACCACAACAGCTTAATCGTGTTGACGTAGATTGCCGTGTACGTGTTTACGCGACTTATATCGTGTTAACTCGTCAAGTTACAATCACCAATGAAGACCCAGTTCTTAACTCTGCTGCTGCTCGTCTTGGACAATCTCTTCGTGAGACTCAAGATGCTCTGCAAAGAGATAACTTGGAATCTTCAGCGTCTATTATTAACTGCGTAGGTGGAACAAACGGCGACATTCCTACTGAGATGACTATCTCAGATGTGGATGACGTATTCACAGTGCTCCAGAACAACTCTGGAGAGTACATTACTAACATCGTGGAAGCCGAACTACGTTTTGGCACATCTCCGATCGGTGATGCATACGGTTGCATGTTAACCACACGTATGATCCCAGTATTGTACAACATGACTGGATTCATCAAGAAATTCCAGTATCCAAATATTAGCCAAACCCTTTCCACAGAGATTGGTGGAGCTAATAACGTTCGCTTCTTCGTATCTGAGCAAGGCTCTGTCACACCAAATGCTTCATTGCTTGGTAATGACATTGCTAACTGCTTCGTTGCTGCTAAAGAAGCCTACAAAGTCGTGTGGCAAGCAGGAGGTAAAGCTCGCTTTATCTATCTGCCTCCTGGATATAACAACGACCCATGCATGCTTCGTCATACTGCTGGTTGCTCGTTCTATCAAGGGCAATGCATCACAAATGACCTCTGGATCCAAAACCTACGCTCAACAGGTATTTAAGGAGGTACATTATGGGTCAATTCCCTTACGGATTCGTTGCATCTGGATATTATACATCAGATACAACTGCTAAAAATATTGCTTTACCCGATAGACCAGACAAGTTCGTTTTGTATGACAGAACGAATTGGGGTGCTGCTACAACAGCCGTTGCAGCAATGCAAAGTTTCTGGTTTAGAGGCATGGCTGCTGGTTCTTATTTGCAAATCGGCCAAATCAGTGCTGCTGCTGCATCAAACTATATGTATGGTGCTCAAGGTACTTCCGGCGGATTTACATTTATAGACCAAACAAATCCTCCCACATTCGCAAAAGTTGCAGTTACAGCTGTCAACGGCACTACTGGGGTAGTTTCTACAGGAACAACTACAGGTTTAGCTGTTGGCGACTGGGTAAGATTGATAAACATCACAGGTGCTCAAGAATTGAGTGGCCCGATTGCATATCAAATTACCGCAATTAGCGCAGGTGTAAGCTTTACACTTGGTTACTTTGCTACAGCTGCTTCAGCAGGATTTTCAGTTTCTAACGGTACAACTGGATACTATCAAAAAGTGTATCCAGGATTTATGTATCCAAGTAAGCAGTATGTAATTGGTATCACACAAGCTACTCAGGCTAAAGTCTATTTCCCTCGTCAAAACGACTTTACTGTTGGCGAAATGGTCGATTTCCAAATTCCATCGTCTTATGGAATGTCGCAAATGAGCAACTTAACTGCTAACCCAAAAGGGAATTCCAACAATGGAAATCCTCCAGGTCCAGCAAGAGTTCTCCAAGTAATCAATTCTTCGACTGAATCTTCAATCGTTCTTGATTACGACACCACAGGATTCACAGCGTTTGCACAACCAACATCTGCATCATTTGCAGGTGGAGCATCACCCGCAACTTGCTTCCCAGCAGGTTCTGGAGTTGTTCCATATGGTGCAAGTTCCACAGTAATTGGAAGCGCAACAATTCCTCAATCTCCCCCAGGCACTAACCTTCTTGACGCATTTGACAACCGTGCTCAGTACGTCATGAACCTCGGTACTAGTGTAGTAGGAGCCAACAATGCAGTTATGTATTGGGAAGCTTGGAGAGGTGACAATTTTAACGATGTTTCTAATGCGTAGTAAATATAGGAGAGGGACATTTCGTCCCCCTCCTTTCTAAAAAAGGATGGAAAAATGGAAGTCAGAGAAATCAATAAAAAGCTCAAAAAAAGTCTACCACCTCAGGAACGAGATGAGCTGGTTAAGAAGCAACGTAAAGAAGACGATAAAGTCATGACCGGAATGTTCGAATTTCTTGATGCTCAAGGAGGATGGCTAGAGTTTTCTTATAGAAAATACCCAGGGGAGCCAATTCAAATCATCAAATTGATTCATGGGGAGATTTGCGATTTGCCAATGGGGATTATAAAGCACCTAAATAATACAAAGAAAAAGGTAAGACGCTACTCAATGGAATTGCCTGCTACTGGACAAAGAGTTCCTCGTAGTTTTGAAACTATCTCTAGAGTGAGATTTACCCCAACTAACGTACTATGAGTGCTCCATATAATTCAAATTATGGGCCTCCTTTCGGTTCGGAATTCATTCCGAATTTGCAGTACATATTAAATATTACGCAGGCTGCCCCGGCGGTTGTTACGTTCACTGGAAATCATAATTTTGTTGTGGGGGAATGGATTAGCTTTCGAATTCCTCCTCCAAATGGGATGGTTCAGCTTAATAACCAGAAAGCTTTAATAATTTCTACGACTCCAACGACGGTAACAATAGCAGTAGACAGCTTGCAATTTTATCCATTTATATATGTGCAAGACCCTCAAGTTCCTTGTGTTGCGGTTCCAGTAGGTTCCGGTATTCCACCAGGTACGGCGACGGTGACCTTAGAAGATGCATTTGATAACCAACCATTATTATGACGACATTTGTTCCCACATTTCCGTTATATCCTACCTTGGCAAATGCTGTGACCAAGACGCGCAAGCTCACTGGTTCAAGCAATTCGTTTCAAGTTACGGATGAGTATATAGTTCAGCAAATGCATAGCTTCTATTCCTATGATTTGCCAGCTAAGTTTAGATCTTTAAAGCTAAAGGATTTATATACTTTCACGACTAATGTCGGTCAGGATGTTTATCCTTTTAATAGTGAACTTTATGTCACTGTTAATCAGCCATGCTATTGTGCAAAGAGAGAGATTCGCTTGTTTAATGATCCGTGGAATTTCTATGGAGTCAATTATAATTGGCAGCAATTTACTACTTTTGCTAGTGGAGATGGAACCAATGGATCTCGAACTGGCTCAATTACTAACGTAACAAATGCAGTAAATGCAGTTGTTACAGCTCCAAGTCATGGGTTAGTCTCAGGAACCACCGTTATCATTAATAACGTTAGTGGAATGATTGAACTTAATGGTAATTCCTATACCATTACTGTCATAGATGCCAATACTTTTTCTTTAAATGTGAATTCAACCAGCTTTTCCGCTTACACCTCCGGAGGAAGCTGGTATTCTTCTCCATATAATGGATTTACAACAGCTGCTCCTTTGATTGGAAGTTTCAATAACGATCCAGGTCCACAATCCAACCCGAATCTTTTTTTTCCTCAAGGAAGAGTTCAAAACATCCTTATTACAGCGAATGTAATTGGGCCTAATGGAGTAGGGGAAACTCAAAACGTAACTGATGATGGTCAAGGAAACCTAATTCAGATTTTCCAAACCTCCAATAGTGGAAATCAAGAATATGGATGGACTTACTATCGTCAGTACGCTTCTTCAACTCCAACAATGCCAGGAAATGCGACGATAAATTACCAGACTGGTCAGATTACAGGTCTTACTTTTGCAGAGGCAATTCCGGAAGGAACTCCTATACAGATTCAATACAATCCAAAGCAGTTTTCTATCCCTCTTTCTATCATGTTCTATCAAAACCAATTCACATTAGCTCCGGTGCCTGATGCTGGTTATACTATAGAGCTCACATGCTATCGTCAGCCAATTCAAGCTCTTTTAGCTGCTGATATGGCTGGAAACCCCGAGCTCTCGGAATGGTGGGAGGTTTTAGCGGTAGGTGCTGCTAAGAAGATATTTGAAGAAAGACTGGATTCTGATGGAGTTATATTCATCGATAAGATGTTGAAAGAGCGCTATGACATCATTGAGACGAGAACCTATGCACAGATAGGTCAGGAAAGGATTAATACAATTTATACTGACCAATTAACCTATAATTATGGTTTAGGCGGTCTTACTTCGAACTTTGGTTCTATATGAAGAAAAAATTAATTAAAGCTCCCACAATCAAAAAGAAAAAACTTAAACCATTGCCCAACAAACCCATTCCGATTGGAGGAAGTCCATTTGTTGGCAGGTCAACAACAGGATAATTATGGCCGTCATAAAAGGTAAAGAAAAGAAACTTAAGAAACCTACCTCTGTTTTGAAGGCTCAAATGAGTGAAAAAGCTAAGCGTAAATTGCGCAGGCCACAGGATGTTCAACCCATTCCAACCGTTGCAGTTTAAAGGAATAACATGCCAATACCAACATACACACCCGGATATCCTCCTGATGGGTCATCATTGGGACAAACAAAGGCAACCATTAGAAATAACCTAGATGGAACGTTTGAGACTTTGGGTATTGATCACGTAAACAACAATGGTCAACCAGGATCTCAACCAGCTGGATATCACACGATCATCCATCAAGTTTCTCAGACAAGCGTTTCTACAGTTGCAGGTTATAATCAAGTCTTTTCTGGAGTTCCTGGAACTTTAGTCGTTAATGGAGTTACAACACCTAATATTCCACCTGGCGGAGATACTCAACTTTATTCCCTTACAAGTCTAGGTGGATTAAATCAGATCACGGGAAGTGTACCGGCAAACAATGGTTATGCATGGCTTGGAGGAGTTCTTTTGCAATGGGGAAAATTCAATTTAAGTGGTTCCCAAGGACAAAAAGCACCTGTTAGTTTTAATACTAGCAACGTTGATTTCCCGAATAATTGCTTCATGGTTCAATTAACATTGATATGCAATTCTAGTGGAACATCGTCTTCGGATAATACCCTTTCAGTAGTTCGTGGAAGCGTTACTAATACAGGTTTTACATTCCAATATAATGGATCTGGAGGAAGTAATTACCAGCAATTTTATTGGCTCGCTATAGGTAACTAGATGACAGGTTTTCAGCAAGTCTTAATTGGTGGATATCCTAGCGGAGGTCTTACACAAGACAGAAAGCCAGCATTGTTACCTAATGAAGCCTTTTCTGACTTGCAAAATGCCTATGTATTCCGCGAAAGAACAAAAAAAAGAGATGGAGAAGTCCCAATGGGACGTCTTAGTCGTCTTTTTACTTCTCAATCTTTAGGAAATAGCGGAGCTTCTCCTTGGGTATTTATTATATATACTCTTCTTGGAATAACTCCCGAACCTAATGCAGAAATTGTACCTGGCAGTGTAAATATTTCTATTGCTGGATTAGCTAATCCTTTTATAGATCAAGGAAATGGCATACTTACAAATGCAACTCCTGGAAATCATGGTGCCGTTAACTATACAAACGGAGGGATTATTCTTGTTACCACATCTCCAGCAGGGCATGCAGCTACTATTACCTTCTCTTATTCTCCTGGTTTACCTGTTATGGGAATTTTACGTAGAGAAGTATCAACAATAGGTATTGATTCTACTGTTTTTTTCGACACAAAATATGCTTATCAATATGTTAACGGATTTCAAGAACTCGTTCCAGGTATAACATGGACAGGAACTAATACTGACTTCTTTTGGGCTGCTAACTTTCAAGGAGCAACCGCAGATTTAAGATATTTTTTCGTTACGAATAATAATATTGATACGGTTGGTCTAACTTATGACCCTATTCGCTATTACAATGACACTACATGGATTGATCTACAACCACTATTAACCGCAACAACCACATTATGGCAATCCTTAATTTTAATTCCTTATTACGGACGTTTATTAGCTTTAAATACATGGGAAGGTGCAACAGCCAGCACATACACAGGCGCAACTAATTTCTTTGCTAGATGCAGATTTAGTCAACTTGGAGACCCAACTGATCAAACTAATGGTTGGCGTTCTGATATCTTTGGAAGGGGAGGTTTTATTGATGCCCCCACGAATGAATCGATTGTTAGTGCTGCTTTCTTTAGAAATACGTTAATTGTTTTCTTTGAATATTCCACTTGGCAATTACGTTATATTGGAGAATATGGACTCCCTTTTATTTTCGAGCGAATTTCTTCGGATTTTGGTGCTGTCAGTCCTTATAGCCCGATTGTTTTTGACCAAGGCGTAATGACTGTCAGTGATCGCGGGATTATTCAAGCGGCTGCTCATGGCGTTAGTCGGCTTGACGATCAAATCCCTGAACAAGTTTTTGGATTTGAAATCCAAAATCAAGCCCCTAATTTTGTTCATGGAATTAGAGATTTCGAAAAAGAAGTTGTCTATTGGAATTATGTAGATACCGCTAATGCCTCTACTACTCAAACATTCCCAAATACAGTACTGTTGTTTAATTATAGAAATAATACTTGGGCTAAATTTCGAGATACCATCACTTGCTTTGGGCCTGCTCAATTTCAATTCGGTATTACCTGGGATAGTTTAACTACTACCTGGGAAAGCAATGTAAGTTGGGATAACGTTGATGATCAGCAATATGTCGATTACGTCACTTCTGGTACTCAACAAGGTTTTATCAATATCTATAATAATCCAGATGCAGAAACTCCTCAGCCTGTCACTACTCTTTATGCGCCGACAATGGCGATAACAGCCATAAATTTTGGTACTAATCCAAACCAAATAACCATTCCTAATCACAATCTAGTTAATGGAGAAATTATTTATATAACCGGAACGGTATGGGTTGGTGCAGATCCTGGTTTAAATAATACTATTTACAATGTAACTATAGTGGACGCTAATACAGTGACATTAGGTATTTGGAATGGTGAGAATTATGATTCTGTGAATATTACTTCTTCTTCTGTTTATGTGGGAGCTGGTCGTGTCACATTATTTCCTAAAATGAATATTGTAGGAAAAGACTTTAACCCATTCCAAGGAGCTGGAAAGCAATTTAAGCTTTCATATATTGACTTTCAAATGGATTCTAATCTCATTTCTCCTGCAATTGCGGCAGTTACTATTCAACTGTTTGTGAATTCATATCTTGGAGAACAAGCAAATTTGATTGCCACAAATCAAGAGCTTATCAATTCATCTCAAAATTGCGGATTCATTACGAATGCAACCAAAGCAAACCCATGCCGGATTACGAGTCCAAATCACAGCTTAATCACAGGAACTCTAATCTATATTGCCAATGTCAAAGGAATGACGCAGCTCAATGCGGCTATTTATTCAATTACTGTAGTAGATTCCAATAATTTTACTCTGGACAATACCGATTCCACGGGATTTAGTACTTACACTTCTGGAGGGATATGGAATACTTCTCCGGTAAATGGACAGACTTATATTCCAGGTTCAGAGTATGCGTGGTATCGCTTCTATAGCACTCAATTTGGTCAGTATTTACGCGTAGGAGTCACATATGATGACACCCTTATGAATCAATTAGCTACCCATCAAACTCCCATGGAATTAAATGCTATGAATCTTTGGATGAGAGAGGGTGGAAGGTTAATAAATTAAAAAGGCTTTTAAATGGCTAAGAGGAAAACAGATCATGTTGCTGATAGAGTGCATACAGCTGAACTTCAATATAATCGCATGTTGGAAAACATTGAAAAGGGAATTATAAATCAGCAAGAAATCGTTGCTGCCATGACAGTCATTAATCTTGCTCATCAAGTTGCGTTGCATGAAAACAGGAGAGAATTAATTAAATGACTTTTTCTAGCAACAATCCATTAAACACCAACCAACTTCCTATTTCATTAGATGTCAATCCAGAGGATAAGGATTTTGAATCAATATTATTGCTTTATCTTCGTCGTGTAGCAAATGCAGTAAATACGAAAGAAAGCGGACTTTTTCTCCTTCAAGAAAACGCAAACTTTGAACAATGGTATCAAACAGGAAATCCTCAGCAAAATCGCAACGGGTATCGAATTACCGCTGATTTAGTTCTTTTAAATGGCGGAAATATTCCGAATGGGACAACAAATCTAGTTCTTTCCACCTCAACTCAGCCTATGAAAATAAATGGTTATCTTTACCCAGTTCAAGGATTTGGTGGTGCAATTGATACAGGCGGAACTTCTTATTTCTTAAATGATCCCGATCTTTACGTTAGATATATTAACTCGACAAATACGATTACTATTCAAAATAATACGGGTAACGCTCTGACCTGGTGTGTATGGGTCATGGAATACTTAAAAAATTAGGTGAAATATGCCAAGTTTTAGCGATTGGCTCTTCGGGAGCCCAGACAAATTAAAAAAAGTTGATACAGCCACAAAAGAGCAAAAATCTTTGCATAACAACATTCTTGCTCAGGCGATGGGTTTGGCTGGAGAAGGAGGAGGTTATAATCAAGCTCAACAATATTATAATAGCTTTCTACAACCTGGTAACGAAGCCTTTCAAAACTTTTCAGCTCCTTTTATGAATCAGTTTGAAGAACAGATTTTACCTCAGATAGCTGAAAGATTTGCAGGTGCAGGAGCACTTTCATCAAGCGGTTTTGGACAGGCTTTAGGTGGGGCTGGAGCTGGATTACAAGCGCAATTAGCGCAATTATTCGCTCAATTACAATCTCAGGCAGCTGGAGCACAAACTCAACAGTATAATCAATTAGCTCAAACTGGTCTCAATTTCCAACCATTTGGATATGTTACAAAACAAGGATCAGGTGGGATGTTAAATCCATTGTTATCCGGAATTGGTGGCGCTTTGGGTGGCCCAATTGGCTCAGCCCTTGGAAGTGGAATTAGTAGCTTATTTAAAGGCGCTCAAGGAGGAGGAATAATGTAATATGGTTCAACATTTTGGAACATTACAAAATCCTCAAGGAAAGCTTTCCGAAATGCTTGGGATGAGTTTGGGACAAGGAATTGGTAATGGTCTTAACACATTCTTTGCAAACAGAAGTTTAGAGAGTGTCTTACAAGATAAATCTCTTGAAAACGCTCCACAATCCAAAAAGCTAGAAGCTATTCGATCTGCTTTGAGTCCTTATGGAGAAAAAGGCCAAGAAATATTCAATCAACGCATGATGATTGACCAACAAGAGCAAAATGAAATCCAGCAGAAAAGAAATGAAGCTCAACAGGATGTTCTTAGTCGCGTAGTGTCGGGGGAAAAAGTCACTCCAAAAGAACTAAGCAAACTCACTCCTGAAAATCAACTTAAAGTTTTAGAAC